GCTTGGCAATACCGTTGCCCACCAAAATAAAATGTCTATGTACTTTGATGGGACACGAACATGCATAGCTTTCGTTCCTGCTTCCAGCAACGGACAGAGACTTGTCGCTGTTTGGGAGGTGCTTCCTGGCGGAACGTCTGCGAGTGGATACAAGGCTCCACCGGAAATGAACAACAACCAAAGAATCAATATTGGGGCGGCGTATGACAGCGACCAAAATATCTATATCTGGGCGGATGACAACTACCGTGGCAACCTGTACCAGACCATTTTCAATAGGGCCGCAAATGCGTGGGGCGCATGGACGCTTGTAGCTGCAGCAGCAATCAACTCCAACACCCTGTCAATTAAGCGTGACTGGTCAAACAATTACATCGAAGCCATTTGGACCAATCACAACGGCGCGAATCCCACAGATGTCCGTTACGGCAATTTCGGATTAAACTTCCGTCCGTCTATCCCTACGATCCTGACTCCAGCCGACAACGCAACAGTCGCCCTCACATCTGGCGTAGATTTCACCTACACTTTCGGTGACCCAGAAGGCGACCTGCAAGTTGGTTACGCCCTTAAACGAAGGGCCCTCACGTTAGATGTCGGGGTCGTTTACGCCGCTCAAGAATGGTGGAACGGTACAGCCTGGGTTGGTTCGGAAGCGGAAGTCGCATCCACCACGCAGCCGATCTCGATATCGGACTGGCCTGCCATCGGTGACACGTACCAGTATGCGCTCGCCAACTCGGACGCCTCAGGTTTAGGCCCGTACTCGGCATGGCAGACACTCAACCCTTACGAGTGGTGGGATGGTACGGCCTGGGTTCCGATGGTCGAGGGGTGGATTGTTTCGACCACCTCCGAAGTCACCCAGTCGGTTGTTCAAGCCGATCTAGAAGTCAGCACTTCCTACAATTGGACTGCGGCAACCAAAGACGCTGCCGGTGCCACCGGGCCTTATGCGGCGCTATTCACATTCACCGCAATCGGATCGTTCGCTCGCATCTGGAACGGCTCGTCGTGGCTCGACCATGAGGTCTTCGTTAGGGTGTCAAGCAATAGTTGGGAGCAGCACTCGGCACTCATCTGGGACGGGTCGGCATGGGTCAACTACTAACGGTCACTCAGCAGGAATGGAAGGCATGATGAAACTCACAAACATCCCGCAACCGGTTCGGGCCTATGCCTACCGGATCGGTGTCGCCGTCGTCGGTGTCGCTGTCGTCTACGGCCTCATCGACAAGGGTGACGCACCGTCTTGGCTGCTGCTCGCTGCGGCGATCTTTGGTATCGGCGGGAACGGTCTTGCTGCCGCCAATACGGTACGCCCGCCACTCCGGTCGTCGGTGGAGCCGAAGCATTTGCCGGAGGCGTAATGTTGATGATGCCGACCGGCTCGGCTGGTACAGGCTGGGTCGCCACCGGGCCTGGTGTGCTTCGTAATGCCCGTAGCGGCGACGTGAATGGCAGGGGTGTCTACTACCGGTTTCAGTCGGAGCAGGATTACGCACCGCCCTACGTCTGGTCTGGTTCTGTCCGCACGATCTCGCTGATGTCGCCGCCCGTATTCGAGGACGGTACGCCAGCGTGGTATCGGCCTGGCCTCGTCTTTCATCCGATGTACGGCTCCAGCTCGACGCCCGCCGCTGGCAACGAGGAGAATGTGTTGATCGGCCTCGGCACCTACGACCGGCCCGAAGGTCACGTCGGCATCTCCGCCGAGCTACGCGCCGAGCGACCCGCCGAACCGTACGGTTCCCGTTCAGGGTACGCCCGCAAGCACGCCCGCCAGCCTGCACCGTTCCCGTTCTGGGATGGACTCTGGCACAATTTTGAGATCGTCGTTCACAGTCACGCCCACTACACGCTTATGTGGGATGGCGTCATGTTGGCCGACGTTCTGGAGAACTCGCCCGCCACCATGTCGGGACGCAACCGGGTCGGGCTGCGCTGCGACTTCACTGACATCGAGATCCGTGACTGGGCAGTCCAGGAGATTGTGGCCGAGGCGACCGAGCCGATGGTGTATCGGATCGTGCCACGCACCGAGGTCGGGCTACCCGCCGTGGTTCGAGACTCGACCGGTGCACTCCGCCCACCGCTCTACAACGAGCCGATGATGACCGCCCACTACACCGGCAACAACATCGACTACACCGGCAAAGACACTGCCGAGATCACGCGCCAGATCCAACGAGTGTTCAGTAGCTCAAAGCCGTTCGAGTACAACTACGTGATTGGCCAGAACGACGACGACGAGATCGTTGAGTTTGCCGGAAAGTTCCAAGCTGCACATTCGGGCGGCGAAAACAACATCTCGTTCGGTGTCCTGTTCTTGCTCGGCGTCGGTGAGCAGGTCACCGACCGGATGATTGACAAGTGGCGGTGGCTGCGTGACGTGTTGATCTACACCGGGGCGCTACGGGCCGACGTAGACCAGCGACCACACAAGCTCATGCCTGGAGCGCGCACTGCGTGTGCCGGAGTATCGGTTGACGCGCGCTGGCCCGAGTTCCTCCCACCGTGGCAGACATCTATTTCAGGTTCAGGAGACAACAAAATGATTACGCTCAACAAACCGATTCGTATGCTCGACACTCGGGACCAGCGGGCAGATCCGTTGCCGTCGGGGACGTGGCCGCAGACTTTGCCTGCCGGGATACCGGCGAGGGCCGAGGCTGTGTTCGTGACTGTCACGGCGACCGACGCAAGCTCTGGCGGATTCATCACGCTGTGGGGTTCGGGTGCCCGGCCGAACACGTCGAACCTGAACTATCCGGCAGGGGCTGGCGCGATCTGCAACACGACGCTTACCCGTGTCGTCGGCGGAAAGTTCCAGATGTTCAACGTGTCGCCGTGCCACGTCATTCTCGATGTGGTCGGTTACGCCTGACGGCCCTCGCCTGGCCGATCCCTGCTTCGGTCGTTTCGGACGGGCTACGATGCTGGTATGAGTATCGCTGACGAACTTCGTACCGCTGGCCTCGATGTCATCGAGGGTCGCCCGTATGGTCGGATGACCGATGTGGGTGGCGTTGATGTTCTCTCGACAGGGACGGGCCGCTCGCATGAGTGTGCCGACGACATCAACAATATCGTCACCCCGGCGAGGGGCACGGTGTATCTCGAACGGTCTGGTCGGGTCTGGCTGCTCGCTGACGGCCCGGTCGGTTCCGATGAGAATGCGACTGTGTTCTTGGCGCAGTATCGGGATGAGGGTTCGGAGGAGCAGGCCGACGCGCTCGCTGTCGTCCTCGCTGTTCTTGATGCGGCTTACGCCACCGTCGCCCCCATTACCGCCTCCGACGCCGTAGACGGCGAAATAGGGGCTGATCCGGTCGATCCCGAAGAAGACTCCGAATGAGGAACGGCCTGATCTGTTCAGCCGCTATGTCCGGTCAGACTCCGAGGGTGCCGGTTTTAAGCGCCTACTTTGTTCACGGCTGACGAGCTGGCTGATGTCGGAAGGTTGTTGCTCATGAGCGAAGCAGTATGGGTGTTCCTCGGCGCAGTTATCTCGACCATCATCAGCTCGTCGATCAGCCTGTACCGTTCTCGGCTGAATGGTGCCAGCAATCAGATCGAGGCGCTCACGGCATCGGACAATCTGATCGGCCGACTGGAGACTCGCATCGACAAACTAGAAGAGCGAGTCAAAGCAATGGAAGCGGAGCTTGACAGATATCACGTTCTGTACGGGCCCCTCCCACCGGCGAAGCTGCATTGATAGACATCGACAAGATCATCGCCATTATCGCCGCCATCGTTTTCGCGATTACGGGTGCTGTGGGTCGAGATCTTGCTCCAGCAGAGCGGGGTGTCCAGGTGCAAGTTTCGCCGCCTCCGGCACCGTCACCGAATCCGCCCTCGCCACCGCCGAGATATCACCACTCTTCGCCGGACGTGGACCGCTGGCATGACGAAGCGATCCGGGCTGGATGGCCCGAGGATGAATGGCCGAGGCTGGCCTGCATCATCCATCGCGAATCCCGTGGCGACCCATACGCCCACAACCCTCGCTACCCAGACGACAGCTACGGGCTGATCCAACTCAACATGCGGG